GAGCCCTATTACGGGTTCTTTCTCATTTTACTGAATAAATTATGGAATGCAAGAGTACCCACGGCTGGCGTTAGTAAACAAGGAATCAATTATCAATTGGTTATTAATCCTACTTTTTGGGAAGAGTTATCTGAAGAACATAGGCTAGGCCTTCTAAAGCATGAACTACTTCATATTGCATTTGGGCACCTTGGTATCTTTTTTAAATTTGCTGACAGGAAACTAGCTAATATAGCTATGGATATGGAAATCAATCAATATATTGATAATTCTTGGCTTCCTGGAGGAAATTATACTAAAGAAGAGGTTAATGCTATCAAAGAAGAAGTAATAATTGAAATAGCTGCAGCCAGAGAAAGAGATGCTCCTATAGAAGAAATAAAAGCAATTGCTAGTAAAATTCCTTTTAGAGGAATTATGATTGATGATTATGAAGAATTAAATCTTGATACTAGAGCAGGCTGTCGTTATTATTACGATATGCTCAAAGAAGCTAAAGAAGAGAAGGATAAGAACGGTACTAGTGGCAGTGATGCATTTGATAAACTATGTGACCAAATGGAAGGTGACGGAGATGCTAGCGAGGGTAACGGTTTACCTGACCATAGTACTTGGGAAGAGTTTGAAAATTTACCAGAAGCTGAACAAAAGCTTATAGAAAAACAAACGCAAAGATTACTTTCTAATGCTAAAGAGCAAACTCTTAAGAAGCAAGGACATGTTCCAGGAGAAATGGACGCTTTGATTAAATTAGATGCATTAGTGCCTCCTAAATTTAATTGGAAAGGATACATCAGAAGATTTACAGGAGTTTCTACTAAGATTTTTACTAAGAAAATTAGAAGAAAGGAAAATAAAAGATATGATGGTAATCCTGGCCTTAAGATTAAGATGAAGCAAAAGATGTTATTAGCTATAGATACTTCGGGATCTGTAAGTGATAGTGAGCTTAAAGAATTCATGAATGAGATACATCATATCTATAAAGCTGGAGTAGATATTACTATAGTGCAATGTGATACTCAAATTACTAGTGTTAAAGACTACAAAGGTAAATTTGAATTAGAAGTATCAGGTAGAGGAGGAACAGAGTTTGATCCTGTGTTGGAGTATTTTATGGAAAATAGACAATTTACAAGTTTAATATATTTCACCGATGGTGAATGTAGTACATCTATGAAACCTTCAGGAAAAATACTATGGGTATTGTCAGAAAGATCAAACCTGAATGAAAGTCTTCCAGGTCAAGTAATAAAATTAGAACTTTAAAAAATTAAATATGAGTCAAGTAAAATTAAATGTAGATGAATTAAAAGATTTTGTTAAGCATATTGTAAGCAATAATCAGTTTATCCAAGCACAAGGTAAAGTACCAGTTACTGTAAATATAGCTGGAGATGCTGGATTAGGTAAAACCTCTGCAATATTGCAAGTAGGGGAAGAGTTAGGATTAAATGTTGTAAAACTAAATCTGTCTCAATTAGAAGAATTGGGAGATTTAATAGGTTTTCCTGTTAAAGAATATAAAATTAAGAATGCTGAAGGAAAAGTATCCTGGATTACTGAACAAGAAATTGAGTTGGCAGGACAAAAAGGATATAAAGTAGTAGACAAAAGAATGTCGCATGCTGCTCCTGAATGGATTCAAGGCAAAGGTGAAGGCGGTGTCTTAATCTTAGATGATTTTACACGTGCGGATTAACAAAATATGTAGTCTATTAGTGTTAGTGTGGATAATTTAAGTATCTTTATGATATGAAAAAGTTAAATACACAGACTCTTAAGACAGCATTAAAGTGTAAAGGAATCTACAAAATTAAAATTAATGATAAAGAGTACATTGGTAGCTCTTGTAATATTGGCCAAAGATTAAAACATCATTTGTGGTCTCTTAACAATCAAAAACATCATAATAGAACAATGCAAAATTTATACAATAAATATGGCAAAGAAAAAATTTACTTTGCTATTGTAGAAAAATGTATAGAAGACGTTTTAATTGAAAGAGAAGCTTATTATATTAATACTCTTACTCCTTATATAAATCATATATTAGATCCTCAAAAAATAGTGAGAGATCAAGTATATAAAAATAGGATAAGTAGTGGATTAAAAAATGCTTACACAAATGGTTTAAAACCTCATAATCTTAAACCAGTCCATAAGTATTCACTTGATAAAGGTGAGTATTTAGAAAGTTTTGAATCTTTTACAGCGGCTGCTAAATCTATTAATACTAAATATATTAATAGTATAAAAGCAGTATGTAGATTGCAACAAACTTCTGCTGGAGGATTTGTTTGGTCTTTTTATAAAGCTCCTTATGTGCTTTTAAAAACTAAACAGTATAAGTTAGAACCAGTATTACAATATACTAATGATAATATTTTTATCAAAAGATGGGAGTCTATAACTCAAGCAAATAAGGAACTTGGTATCTCTAATATTAATAGAGCAATATCTAAAGACTTAACTGCTGGAAGTTATAGATGGAAAAAAGCATAAAGCGGGTGGTCCGCAATAAATCATGTGAATTCAGGGGATCTCCAGAGATGGACAATCCTGAGCCAAGCCTTATAGGGATATAAGGAAGGTGCAACGACTAGTGTATGGAGTCTAGAACAGACAGTAAAACACCAAGAGCGCATGACACATAGAAATATGTGATGATATAGTCTGACCTGTAGATATAATCTAAAAGAAACTACAGAATTATAGGATAAAGAGCCTATAAGTTAACAATAATGCACCGCTTTATGCAAGCAGTAATGGAAATCTGTGATAGACAAGAATATGTTTCTTGGAAATTACCTAAGAACTGGCATGTAGTATTGACTACTAATCCAGACAATGGTGATTACAATGTAACTAGCTTAGATGTTGCACAACAAACTAGATTTATTAGTGTTGAGTTAAAATATGATGTAAATGTATGGGCTCGTTGGGCAGAAGCAGTAAACATTGACGGTAGATGTATTAATTTCATGTTGATGAATCCTGAATTAGTAACTCAAAAAGTTAATCCAAGAAGTGTAACTACTTTCTTTAACTCTATTAGTTCTATTCAAAAGTTTGAAAATGAATTACCGATGATTCAAATGATTGGTGAAGGTTCAGTTGGAGACGATTTTAGTTCTATGTTCACTATGTTTATCAATAATAAATTAGATAAGATAATTTCTCCTGAAGATATTTTAACTAAGGATGAAGGATATGTATTTGGTGTTCTTAAGGATATGATTGGAGAAGATGACGAGTTTAGAGCAGATATCTCAAGTGTAGTTGCTACTAGAATTATTAATTATTCTATAAACAAAGCGTCTACGGGTCCTATTTCTGATGGGATTATTCAAAGATTGTCTACAATAACTACTGAGTGTAAATCTTTTACTGATGATTTAAGATATTATATTATCAAAGAATTATTGAGTGGGAACAAGCCTAAATTCAGTAAAATAATGTTAAACCCAAAAGTCGCTAAAATGGCTATAAAATAAAAAAATATGGACAATTTTTTAATATTTGAAATTGATAATTATTCAGCACAATACGATGGGAAAGGTAATCTAGATATACAAAGGCTTGGAATAAAAATAGATACAGGAGTAGCATTAAATAATACAACTAAAAATAACATTACTATTTCTCCTGATGAATATATTCCTAAGATTGGGGATAAGTTATACTTTTTACCTGGAGTAAATATTCCTAGAGTAAAATTAAAAAATCTTATTCTAGATTATAATGTTACAATAGTTAAAAATGTCAAAGATGCTACTGCAATATTTGGTAGTAAACATTCTATTAGTAAAATGATGACTACTAAGTGGTATTATTCTCTTAAAACAGAAGACTTTAAAGAATGTTATCAAGCTCTTAAGCCTCATTTAGATTCTAGAATTATTGATAATATAGACACTGCTTTAGAGTTTTATACAGGAGAGTGGATGCATTCAGATTGGAATAGTATTACAAAAATTTGTGATAATGACTTAAATGTTTATAAGACACTTATTATAAATCCTGGAATTGTTGCTGAAAGTAATCGAACTTCTAAGTATTTAGAGGTTATATCTGAAGAGTATTACAAGGTATTATCTGATTTAGAAGGTAGAGTTATTTTAAGTGACGGTAGTTTAGTAGATAAATTAAATGGAGATCAAGCAATTGTAATTAATTCTGAGGTTTATGATCAGTTAGACCAAATGCTTACAAGTACAGATGAGGATAATCATATACTTGCTATGGAGATAATGGCTAACAGTAATTACAAACAAAGTCTTCTCTATATGCATCTAATATTTAAGGAACACTATCGTGAAATTTCCAATTGTCACACTAAAAATCATGTAAACTTTAAGAGTTTACTGGCATATTTAGGCAAGGATAATTATTCTTTGCAAAGTAGCTTAGATACTATTGTTAAAAGTTTAATTGAAAAACAAGTTTTAACTGAAGAAATGTTAAATATTTTACTAGACAAGTATTCTATGGAGATTACAAACAGTGGAGATAACACATTCTTTAAAGTTAAAAATATTACTGTAAACGAAGAAGTACTCTTAACTATTAATTCAAACTATGAATATAGAATAAGACCTGAATTTATTCCTACAGTAATTGAAGAAACCGTAGCGGAAACTTCCGCTATTACACCCGAAAGCCTACAATGGCTATAAAACAACGATTATGGTAAGTGAAATTAAATTAGAATTTCCAGAATTTATTACTCATATACCGCAGAATAAAAAAGTGTGGATAAAGATTGGTTATAATAAAATCCATGCCTCTGTGCATTTTTCAACAAGAGCAGCCCTAGTGGCTGCTATGCACGGTTACATAGAAAAACATATTCCTGAAAATCTGACTATTCAGGGGCCTATAGAGACTATTCTCACCGTATATGCTCCTGTAAATTTTGGTAATATGAAAATGATTTTGGATAAAGAAACAGGAAGAAGAAAAGTAAGTTGGAAAGCAGCGCCCATAGACTATAAACCTAATTGGGATATAGGCAACTTGGCTCTAATATGGCTAAAGTGCCTAGATGATGTGATGATTAAAAAGGGTATATTACCTGATGATACTATTGAACATTTGCAAAGAACTACTTATGAATTTGTCCCTGTGGCTACCCTGAAAGAACGCAAATTAGTTTATAAACTTAAAACAATTTAATAGCATGAGTTATAGAGAATTAAAAAAGTTAAATCAAAGTATCCTTAAGAAGATACTTATTAGCCCTAAAGAATATCTTAGGGCAAAAGAAAAACAAGAACAAGGAGAGCAATCTATTGCTCCTCATTTTGTATTCGGCAGTGTTGTCGATATAATGTTGGTAGGGGCTAAAGACGAGTTTGAAGAAAAGTTTGTTAGAATACCTGATGAGACTAAGTGCAGTGAAGCAGTAAAAACTATCGTAGACGGTGTTGTTGCAGAGATGGTAGAATTAGGTAGTACTTTAATAGACCGAAATATAATTCTTAGACACTGTAATAATACAGGCTACTATAATAATTGGAAAGACGATACTAGAATAGATAAAATTTTAGTGGACGGTAAAGATTATTTTGAGCTGTTAAAAACAATGGCGGGCAAGACTCCTATTACAGAAAGTGAATATGCTAAGGCAGTAGGATGCGTAATGGCTCTTAAGTCTGATGAATTTACTAAACCGTATGTAGATAAGAAACACGATAAAGACGTAGAATTTTGGGATAAATTT